GCGAGGGGCGCGAAGGTCATCAGGGCGTGCAGCATGACGCGGCGGGTGAGCCGGATCTGCTCGTTGAGGGTCAGCGGGGTGCGCCAGGTGTTGGCGCCGCCCTGGGACTGGAAGCCCTCGATGTGGTCGCCGAGCCAGGCCAGGTGGACGTGGCCGATGTCGAAGCGGTGCCGGTACGTGGCGAGCAAATCCGCGGCCCGGTTCAGCCCGGCGATGGTGCGGCGCAAGGTGCCCGAGGCGCCGTCACCGTCGATCTTGCCGAACTGCATGTCGCCGAGCAGGACAAGGTAGCCGTGATCCCCATCCGGTCGAACCGTGGTCGGGCTGTGCTGCTCGATGGCGGCAAGCAGCTCATCGAGCGGCGGGCGGTCGGCATCCCTGTGGTCGCGATTGCGGGTGAAGACGAAGCGGGTGCTGACGCCCGTGTCGCCATTGGGCATGGTCCACTCCGAGGAGCGGTAGCCGGTCGCGGTCCACTGCACCGGGTCCAAGCCGCGTTCACGCAGCACCTCGGCGGCGGCGTCCTCCGCAACCGTGCCGGCCGGTCCGCGTAGCACCACGGCGGCAGTGTTCCCACTGACCTCGATACGGCGGGTGTAGGCAGGCTCCGCGGCCGGGCTGGTGACGGCAGGGCCGACGGGCTTGGCAAGCAGCTCGTTCAACAGGGCGTCGTCGCTCACGTAGCACCGCCCTTCGGCTTGCGCAGGCTGCGGCGGTAGGTGCGGATGCTCGACGCCGACACGGGCGTGCCGTTGCGGGCGAGCCAGTCGGCCAGGTACTCGGCGCTCGTCGAGCCGAGCAGGTGTGGCCGGAATGCGTCGCGCTTGGCTGCGTCCATGCCGGTCCAGGCGTCGCGGATCTTGCGCCCGGGGATGCCGGGCAGGTGCGGGTTCATGCGGCAGCTCCGGTGGTCAGGAGGGCGTGCAGGGCGGCCGGGCCGGCACTGAGATAGGTGTCGGTGACGTCGCCGTCGCGCAGCCGCACCGTCTTGGCCTGACGCAGCGCGCGGCTGACGCGGTTGGCGAGATCGGCGCCCGCGTCGTCGGGGTCGGCCCACACCCACACCCGCGAGAACCCGGCGAGCATCCGGCGGTGGTGTGGCCGCCAGGCGTTGACGCCGGACACCGCGACCGCGGGCAGGCCGAGGCGGTTGAGGATGACGGCGTCCAGCTCGCCTTCGCAGAGGTGGATGTCCTCATCGGCGGCGTGGACGGCGGCGACGTTGAACAGCCGGGCGGGCTCGTCGGTGACGCTCATGTACTTGCCGTGGCCGAAGTCGCGGTGCTCGTGGTTGGCGAGGCAGCGAAACCGCATGGACAGCGGGCGCCGGTGCTGGTCGAGGTACGGGATGGCGAGGAAGCCCGCGAAGCGGGCGTGGCCGGGGGCGGGGTCAGCGACGACGCCAAGCCGGAACGTAGCCGCCGTCTCGCGGTCGATGCCCCGAGCGAGCAGGTACCGTGCGGCGTCGGCCGTAACGGCTGCCTGATAGCTCGTGGTCGCTTCCTCCAACGTCTCGCGTTGCGAGGCCGAGAGAGGCCGCAAGGGCTCGTGCTCGGGCAAAGTCGATGCCCTCCTTGATCATGAGTAGCTGGTAGCTGTCGCCGCCTCGGCCGCAGGAATGGCAGCGCCACACCTCGCGCTGAAGATGCAGCGAGAGGGAGGGGTGGCGGTCGTCGTGCAGGGGGCAGTGCGTCATCTGGGCGACGCGGTCGGGCACCCACGGCACGTCGTAGTGGTCGAGGACGGCGGTCAGCGTGGGGCGCGGGTCGCTCAATCCAGCGGCCTGCCGAGGAAGTGCTCCTCGACTGTGCGGATGGCCCAGATGCCCCAGCGGTCGTCGTCGCGCCGGGCTTCGGCCTCGAACGCGAGCATGGCGAGGAGGTCGTTCAGCGCGGCGCTCATCGCGGCTCCAGCCCGAACAGGGTCCGCACGGTGGTGAGGACGTAGGCGTCGAGCAGGCCGGCGCCGCGCCGCTTGGCGAGGACCATGCCCGACACGGCGCGCAGGTCCAGGCCGCGGTGGTACGCGAAGTGCGCGGCCTCCAGCTCAGCTTCGCGGACGTGTTGGGCGGGGTGCAGTGCGCCGGCCTTGTTCTCCAGCACCAGGAACTCGGGCACATGGATGGGCGGGCGGCGGATGACGTTGTCGCCCTCGTCCTGCGTGCCGGTGAGCACCAGGCGCTCGATGTCCATGCCGTAGGTGCGCAGCCCGTCGCGGGACTCGCTTTGCCAGCGGGCTCCTGCCCGCCGGTTGCGCTTGTTGCGCGCGGCAACGTCGGTCATTGGTGGTCCCCCGTCTATGCGGTGGTGCGGGCGTACGGGCGGGCGTGGAAGCGGGTCTTGTCGGGCTCGCAGTACAGGACGGCGAAGTTCCTCGCGGTCGGGTCCGACGGGCCCATGCGCTGCTTGATGACGGCGACGCGGTACTCCATCGATGTCGGGTCGAGCGCCACCGACAGGCTCAGTTCGGGCTTCTCCGACAGGCCGCCCTTGACCTGATCCCGCGACGGCGGCGACCACGGGTCGCTCTTGGCTTCCCAGCTCTTGTCGCTGGCGTGGTGCAGCACGATGACGGTGGCGCCGGTCGCGCGGGCCAGCTCCGTCACGCCGGACATGACGGCCATCTGCTCGGTGTAGTCGGTCTCGGCGCCGTCGAAGTCCATGAGGTTGTCGCAGACGATGACCTGCGGGTAGGCGTCCCACAGCTCGACGTACGCCTCCAGTTCCTCATCGACGGCCCGCCAGGTGATGGGGGCGCCGAACGAGAACTGCAACCGCGAGCCGGCGAGTGCGTCGAGGTAGCGGGCGCGGTCCTCGCCGCCGGCCTTCATGCCTGCCTCGACCTGTTCGGTGGTCTCCCCGGTCGCCATTGAGGCGAGCCGGGACGAGGCGGTGAAGGCGCTCATGTCGGCGGAGAAGTACAGCGTGGGAAGGTTCATCTGGGCGGCCCAGTACAGGGCGAAGCCGCTTTTCTGCGTGCCGCTGCGTCCGGCGATCATCACGACCTCGCCGTGCCGGGGGCGGCATCCGCGGCGATACAGCGCCTCGAATGCCGCCACCCGCGGCAGCTCGCGTCCGGACTCGGCGTGCAGGCTCAGCGACCGGCGTGGGGTCAACATCGGCCTGCCCCCGCGCTCAGTCGAACGACGGCATGTCGCCGGACGCCAGGGCGTCCACCACGGCCGCTTCGCGCTTCTCGTAGAACGCGCCCACGGCCGTCTCGATGGTGGGCTCTACGTCGCGGAAGGCGAAGCCGCTGCCAGACTTGGTCGGCACCTTCCGAATGACGGCCACCATGGCGCCGCCGATGATGCGCTCCAGGGTGGACGTGAGCATGGTGTGGACGACCTTGGCGCTCTTGATGACCTCGGTCGGCTCACCCTTGTCCAGCGCCTCGGAGGTGCCGAAGACGGTGATGTCGGCGGTCACCTCGTCGCGCATGGTGGTCTTGCCGTTGTAGGTGTTCGGGATGCCCTTGTCGACGCGCTTGGGCTCGACCAGCAACGCAAGGTCGTTCATGTAGTTGGCGGGCTTGAAGATGGTGCCGCCGGTGAACTCGGACGGCTTAGCGAACGGGGAAGTCACGGTCTGACAAGCTCCTCAGTCGGATCAAAATACACGTTGGGGCGTTGATGCTAAACGCGGGAAAGGGCGCGGCCGCGGGCCTTCCATGCCTCCATGACGGCGGGCTCGGTGAAGGCGGCGCGATTCTCGGCCCAGACGCGCTGGAGGCTCTGGATGTCCTGGGCGTTCTGGATGCTGGTGAGGATGGGGTCGGCGGCGGGCTGCTCGGGAGCGGGTGAGGCGCTTGCCTGCTCCCAGGCGTCGGGAGCGGCTGCCGCGGTCGGCGGCGAGGTCGACGCCTGCGGCTGACTCGCGAGGACGGTGGCGCCAAGGCCCGATGCGACGGCGCTGAGACCGTGGGCCAGAGCGGTGGCGTTCACGACGATCTCGGAGAGGGTCAGCCCGGCAACGGCGTCCGAGGGGATGCCGAAGTAGTCGGTGAGGTCTTCCTGGATCTCGTCGGGGCGACCGTGGAACACGGCCCACGGCTCGTCATAGCCGGCGCCGTACTTGATGGTGACCGTCATACCCCTGCCCGCGGGCTCACTTCTGGCGCTCACTGTGGAACCTCCGTAGACTGCGGCTCGTCCGTATCAAAGTACACGTTCACTGCGGATCAAAGTACACCTTGGCATCGTTGGATGCAACCCTGTCGGCGACGGCGACCTCCGGCTGGAACGGGGTGAGGATGTTGCGCGCACTGCGCAGCTCCCGGACCTGCTGCGCCACGAGCGCGGCACGCCATCCGAGGTCAAGGTCGATCCAGTAGACGGTGCAAGTGGCAGACCCTGCCGGGAGATGCACGATGAGCCCCCATCGCTGGTTCACGTCGGGCAGCGGTGAGCGCGTCTGAGTGCGATGGTCGTACTGCACCCCGCGGGAGTAGACGGCAAGCTGCATCGCCATCTTGAGAGCGCCGTGCTCGACGGAGCCCGTCTTGAGGTCCATGATCAGATTGCCAGCCACAGGCGAGCCATCAGGGCCGGGTCCGTCGTAGCGGCAGATGCGGTCGGGCGTGCCGGCCACCTTGAGCCGGTCCACAACGACGAGCCGTTCGACCTGGACGATGTCGAAGTGAACGGTGGCCGACATGTAGGCCGCCAGGTCGGCGACGTCGGCCGGCGAGACCGAGGGAAGCGGCAAGCCCCGGTCAACGTACTCGGAGAGCGTGTGCAGATGGGTGCCGCGTTCGCGCTTGTCGTTCGCCCCAGCGATGGCACTGGCCTTCTCTGCGAGGCGGTTGAGCTGCCGCTTATCGTCTCGATCCGTCGGGTCGAGGGTGCGCGCCTGCGCCGCCAGGTGCGGAGCCCGCGCGGAGCCCATCAGCACCATGCGCTTGCCCCACGCCACCAGGGCGGTCTTGTCTTCCAGGCAGTCAACGTAGGTCGTGCAGCGCGTGTAGGGCACGAGTTTGTCGTGGTCCGGCACGCAGATGAGCGGGCGGTCATAGCGGTCCCGCGGCACACCAGTGGTGACACTGGGCGTCGAAGGTCCGCTCGCTTGTGCGTGGGTGGGGCTGATGACGGCCAGGGGTCCTCCTGGGATCGCAACGGGCCTGGGGATATTCGCCGACCTACCGGAGAGGATTCAGTGCTCGCAACTCGGGCGATACGGGATCAAGCTCGATACGGACGGGCTTACCATCCATAATGGCTTCGTCGAGTTCGTGGGTCTCGTCGTCATCGAGGTCCAGCTCGACGAGGCCCAGCCGGCGCGCTTCGCCCAGAACCTGCGCGATGTCGTCGGCGCTGTAACCCTCACCTGCCTCGATATAGAAGGCATAGCGGTCAAGGTCGAATACGAGTCGAACACTGCCGACACGTACATCTGTAGTGGCGGGCGGGATCGGTTGAGGGTCGAAGGACCGGGCGGCCGACATGCTTGCTGCTTCACCTCCAACGAGTCTTAGGAGTGACGGAGAGTAGCCCAGTGCGACAACGGCATTCGGTCACCTCCATAAACGACAGTGGGCCCCGCGGCGTGCAGCTTCGCCGGGAGGCCCATGTTCACAAGCACGGCTCACGTCTGTGTGGACCAGTGCTCACAGTAAGGAAAACTTAATGTTGGCGCTGCCTCCTGGAGGCTCTGCGCCGTGATCTTGGCCGATTGTCGGAGGTTCCATCCCTCCGACCACAATGGTCTGTCCGAACGGGGGTTGCAGCGCCGGTAGTTAGATTGACGGCTAAATGGCCTTCGGCTCGGCGCGTTCGTCAGCCCGCTTGCCGGTGTCCGTCGTCGGACGGCGGACGATGTCGGCGTCACCCGGCTCGCGCGGCACGAGCTTGAAGCCCTCACCCTTGGGCGCCGTAGGGTCGTAGTCGACGACGAGCTGATCTTTCTCCAGCTTCGCCAGCCACTCCGTCAACTGCCGAGCGTGGTTCTCTGCCAGTTCCTTGCCGGCGCGGCGACGAGTCTCAAACCGCAGTAGGACCGCGGTCCGGTCGAAACGATGATGCGGCTCCAGGCGCCACGGCAGGAGGCTGTTGTCCTGCGACTGCCGCTTGGGCAGGCCATGACGACTTCTGAACTCGCTCCACATCTGAGTCGTGGTCTCGACGTTGTACTTGGTTCGATACTGCTCGATCATGTAGGGGTACGGCCGCTGCTCGCGAAACCAGCGGAGCACTTCCTGCTGGTCGACGATCTTCGACTTGGCTACCACTGTGCGCCCCCGCCTAACATGCGATCAGATCAAACCACCCCCGTGACTCAACGTGTATTTTTACCCGAGGTATACGGGGTTGGTCAAGGCGAACCAACGACGTCGCGAATCGCAGACAGTCGGATTGATGCGACCGCCGGAAGCGAGCCCAAAACGCCCTCCACCTGCGACAACGCCGAGCCATGTATGCACATCGATACTACGCCCGAGCGATGAACGGCGATTTAGAACAAACGTTCTAACAATATGAGGGGGCGTCACGAACCGTGGTCGCCGACCAGCGCGCAGACAGGTCCGGCCAGGGCAGTTAGGGCCGAAGCTGCCTGCGCGCCATAGGCGATCTACGCCTCGTCGGCGGGATGTTCACGGGCAGACAGCCACGGCGCGTACGTGTCGATGAACGTCGTAACCGCGGGCAGCGCCATGATGCGGGTAACGAGGGTGGCGCCTGCCGTGATGCTCGCGGCGACCGCGGCGAGGGTGCCGTACGCGGCCGGGCTGACGGCGCCCTCAAGGGTCGCCATGGCGACGGGAATGGCGACGAGCAGGACGCTGGCCGCGGAGATGAACGCCTGGAAGGCAGTGCGGATGCTGCGACGCCGGGCGTCGCTTGCGGGGGTCACTGGGGGGTGGGCTCCTTCGCTGTGAGGGGTGGATGGCGGACTGAGCCGGGGTCACATCTTGTTGATCTCGGTCCAGGTGCGAGGACCGACGACGCCGTCTGCGGTGATGCCGCGCTGCTTCTGGTACCAGCGCACGCGTGCCTCGGTGGCGGGCCCGAAGTCCCCGTCGGGGGTGGCGCCGATCATGCGCTGGAGGAACGTGACGTGCTCGCCCTTGCTGCCGCGCTGAAGGTTCGGGCGGTGCTTGCCCTTGACCCAGGTGCCGGCGGGGGTGCTGGGCGGCTTCGGCTTGCCCGCATTGCGGATCTTGTTCCCGATGCGGGCGACGTCGCCTGCGCCCTTGACGATCTCGAAGTGCATGTCGTCCTTGCGGCCGGTGTAGTCGCCGCCCCAGCGCACGACGCCCTCGCAGAAGTCGAGGATGCGGCGGATCGCAGCCCGCTGAGCGGAGTTGAACGTGTTCGCGCGGCCCATCGGGTGTTTCGGGGCGTTGAGGTCGATCGCAGTGCCGCTCGCGTGGTTGGACAGGGCGCGGGAGCCTTCGATGTTCTTGTAGTGGTAGCCCCAGCACCAGCCCGCGTGCAGCGGCTCAACGGTCTTGTGGAACTGCTCGGCGACGTAGTGCAGGACAGTGGCGACGTCGCCGTTGCGCACGCCCTGCGGGAGCTTGACGTTGGTGCCGGGCACCGGGCTGGTGTTGAGGCCGCCGATCTGGTTCGGGCGGCCGGCGCTCCAGCCGTTCTGGCTCGTAGCCATGAGGTGTGGTCCTCCAAGGGTGATTCGGGCATGACGAAGGCCCCGCCTCCCGGGACGGGGAGTGCGGGGCCTGGTGGTGTCAGGGCGGGGTTAGGTGTCGTTGGTCAGTCGGTTGAGGCGGCGTTCGACGTCGAGGCGTTCGGCGCGCTCGTGACGGATCTCCTGGCGCAGGCCGCCGATGTCGCGGGCGTGGGCGCGCAGCAGCTCGTCGTGGCGACGCTGCCCGGCGAGCAGGTCGTCGACGCCGCCGAGCACCTTGTCGACGTCGTCGCGCAGGTTCGTGCCGTGGCTGTTCTGGACTTGGTCGCGGGTGGCGGCAGCGTCGGCCTTCATCGCCCCGATCGTCTTCTGCTGGCGCCGCAGCAGCTCGACCACGATGCCGGTCAACGCCACGAACACCGCGCCGAGCGCGGTGACCGCTGCGGCCTGCACCGACGGCTCCAGCGCAAGGACACTCATTCGGGCTCCCCGAGGTTCAGGCACGGGGAGAGGTCTTCACCGAGCTGGTCAAGGCGGCGTTCCAGCTCCGCGATGCGCCGTTCCTGGCGTTGCAGCAGCGGGATCAGCGCGACAGCGAGCAGGTCGTAGCGCAGCGAGTCGATCCGACCGTCCTCGTCGTAGACGGTGAGTTCGGGCAGCAACTCGTGGACTTCCTCGGCGATCAGCCCGTACTCGTCTCGGCGCCCGGCGACGGTGCCGCCGTCGTCAGTGGTGGTGTCCTTGCGGTCGAACAGCCGCGGGCGAAGCTGGAGTACCGCGTCGGGGTCGGTGGGGTGGTCGCGGACGTTGGTCTTGTATCGGATCGAGCTGGTGTTCTTGCAGAAGTTCTTGTTGCCGTCGACCCACACGGAGTACCAGCCGGAGCCCTGCGGGGTGTTGCCGTGTACCCGGTCGGAGCCGTTCGCGCGGCCGACGGTCCACGGCGGTTCGTGGCCGTGATTGCGGTCAGCGTAGTTGTGGCTGTGGTTGGAGGCGGCGTAGTTGTGACTGTGCCCGTCCGGCGGATAGGTGCCGGGCTTGCCGTCGAGGTGATCCCAGTGGTGCCGATGACCCGAGGGCGGGAACGCGCCTGGCTTGCTGGTGATGCTGTTCCAGTCGTGGCTGTGCGCCGCGGGCGTGAACGCATCTGGCCGGTCGTCGAGGTCGTTCCAGTTGTGGCGGTGCGCGGCTGGGGTGAACGCACCGGGCTTGCCGATCACGGTGTTCCAGGTGACGGTGGGCGCCAGGTCCTTCCACCCGACGCCGTTGAAGTATTCCCAGGTCAGCGTCGTTATGTTGAATCCAAGTTGGGCGGTGCGCGGTCGAGCGGGGCGGGTCGCGGTGCTCCACGCGCCGACGCGGGAGCCGACGAACGTGCGGTCGTCCTTGACGGCGTTCGCGGCGATGGTCGGCACAGCTGGCTCCACGGTCACCAGCGCCAGCGACACCTCGTAGATGCCGGTGTCGGTCTGCACGAGCGGCGGTGCGCCGCTGCCCGGCGTCCCGGTGAGCACGGCGAGGGTGACGCCGTTGGCGACCGGGTCCAGGCGCAGCACGATCCGGTCGATGCGCGTCTGCGCGGACGGTGCGGTGATCGCGACGGTCTCCGCGGCGGTGGACAGCACGGCGTGGCCGCGTACGATCGCGAACCCAGCCGCGACGGTGACGCTCAGGGCGGAGGCGTCCGCGGTGACGGCGAAACTTGCGCCACCGATCGAGTCGGCGACACCGGAGTCCTGAAGCTCGCGGAACAGCCGGGAGTAGTCGGTCTCGGTGGTGTCCTGGTCGTCGAAGGGGTAGGAGCTGATCACGAGGGGGCGGCACCTCCGGGGTTGATGGTCGGCTCGATGCGGTCGTGCGCCAGGACGATGCGGAAGCGCTCCGGCGCGGCCGATTCCGCCGGATCAGCGGCAGGGGCCGCGCTGACGAAGTTGCCGACGAGGCGGCCGTTGACGGGGTCGTACTCCCAGTTCTCCAGGCGCAGCGGTCGCGCCGGGGACGGGTCGGGCAGGTCTGCCACGGCCGGTGCTCCTAGGGGGTGTTCTGCACGAGGACGTAGTCGACATGCAGGGCCAGGTCGGCGTTCCAGGTGCTGTTGATGCGCAGGTAGAACCGTGTCGCGCTGATCGGGTACGCCTCGGCGACTTGCAGGACGGCATTGCCGGGATAGCTGGCGACCAGCTCGTGGGCGTGGCAGGTGACCGCGTAGGCGGCGCTGGGCATCGCCCTGCCGCCGGCGATGGTGACGGTGTAGATGTTCCAGCCGGGCTTGATCGTCCCGAGGTTGTGGTTGCTGACCGAGATGATCTTCGGTACCTGGTTGGCGATGGCCGCGGTGACGTCGTCGTGGCTGGCGATGCGCTGCCACGGGGCCCAGCCGGCGGTGTTGCCGCCGCGCATCCACAGCTCAGGGGTGACGTCCTTGCTGTGGACGCGCTGCCATAGCTGCGTGGCGTCGCCGGTCGTGGGCGAGGCGCGGATGGTGCGGACGATGCCTCGCTTGCCGGTGAAGGTCCAGCCACCCGCGGCGGCCTGCTCGGTGCCGAGGTAGAACACCGACTCCCCGCTCGGGTAGGCCGGTGCCGGTGTGTCCTGGTCGAAGTCGGTGGCGTCGAGGTAGCGGGCGCCGGGTGCGTTGTTCTCGGCGGTTCGTTCCAGCGCGCCGACCCGGCTTTCGGTGGTGGCGACGCGCTTGCCGAGGGCGGCGTCGGGGTCGAATCCGGCCGGGTCGCCGATGAGCGCGCCGAGGCGGAACCCGTCGCGGTTGGCCTTGAGGGTGTAGCCGGTGACGGTGGCGGCGAGTTCCTGGCCCTCGACGACGACGGCGACGCGGTCGCCTGCGTTCCACGCGGTGCCGAACGGCATCGCGGTGTCCTCCATCGGCACGGCCTGCACCGCGAGGCTGGTGTGGCCTTCCTCGGTGAGCACTTCCAACCCGGCCTGCGTCAGCTCCTCGACCTTGTCGGTGTTGCGCTGGTCGACGAACCGCTCGATGCGCCTGCCCCACTGCCGCTCAGCCTCTGCGGACTGCTCGGTGATGACCGGCACGATCTGCCGGTCCACACCTTCCTGCTGCCCCGCGACGATCACGCGGGTGGCGCCGGGCGGGGTCGTGGCGACGCGGTGCCCTGCGAGGGTGTTGTTGTAGATGTCGAGCCGCACCTCCTTGGTGCGGTCGGTGACGGCGAACGTCTCGAACACCAGCCGGTCGCCGCGCTGCACGATCCGGAACCCGAGATCGGCCAGGACCGCCAGCTCAGACAGCAGGCTGCCGAGCACCTTGAAGCGGGCGGACTTGCGGGCGGCCGGGCCGCGGCCGGCGTTGGGGCCCATCGTCAGCCGGTCGAGCAGGAACCCGCGGCGCGCGGGCGGTGCGGCCGGGCCGATGTTGGCGTTGACGAAGGCGTGCATCAGCGTCTCGACCGGGCCGGTGCGCTCATCGGTGGCGCGCTTCTGTGTCGTCGGGTCGGGGTTGCCCGGCTCCGGGTAGGCCAAGGTGTCGGCGAGTAGGACGGTGTCATCGACGCCCTCGATAGACAGCGTCCCGGCCGGGTCGGCGACGTCCGCGGCGTGCTGCGCCTTGACGGTCGGCCCGGAGAACAGCACATCGCGGGGGCCGGTTACCACGATCCCCGAGCCCGGTGTGCGCAGCACCCCAGCGAGCGGGTGCTCCGAGGCGAGGGCGAGCCTCCAGGAGCCGACGTTGTTGTGCGCGTCGGTCAGCTCCAGGTCCACGTCCTCGGGGCGGATCAGGCCGATGCGGGTCAGGGTCTTGTCGCGGACCTCGATGGTCAGGTCGGACAGGCGCACCTCAGATCACCATCCATTTCCGGGGCCGCCACGAGCAGGTGATCGACGACGCGGCGGTGACGTCTTCCATCGACGCCGTCGCGAGGGTGGTGCCGGGCGGGATGCGCCACAGCCGCGGCGCCGGGGCGAGCTGCCGGTAGCGGTTCGCTCCGGTGTGGTCGATGACCGTGCCGCGCTGGGTATCCACGCGCAGGCTCTGCCCGGCGGCGAGGGCGCCGGTCCAGTGGAAGCCCTCCCCCGTGACGGAGATGGCCTTGAAGTCGCGGCCCGGCCCGGCGACGTCCCAGACGGGGTAGGCGTGCGCGTCGCCCAGGTTCTCCAGCAGGATCGTGCCGATGGCCTGCGACGACGACACCCGCATCCGCGACAGCCCGGTGAGCAGCCCGCGTCCGGCGCCCGTGTTGGCGATGCGCTTGCGCGAGGCGCGGCTGTAGGTGAAGAACGGGTCGCCCGCGCGGAACGTGATGACCGTGCGCAGCGTGGTGTCGCCGGTGGTGTCGGTGCCGTAGACGTAGTCGCCGCCGCCGACCCGGTGGACCTTCGCCGACCAGTCGGTGCCGTCGTCCTCGACCAGCCGCAGCACGCACTCCCCAGCGAGCATCACCGCCAGCCGAGACAGCAGCCGTTGCAACCCGGCTCGGTCGGAGGCGGACAGGAACAGGGGCAGGTCGATGTCGCGGGGCCGCACGCGCGTGCCCCGGTACATCGCCCCGTCCCCTGCTCCTTCCAGCCACTGCACGGATACGTCCGGCAGGCCGAGTCCGGTCGCCCCGGTCGTGGCCTGTATGCCGGTCCCGAGCTGGGCGACGTCGTCGAGGTTGAGGACGTCGCCTGCTCCTTCGAGCTGGAGTCGTGGCATTACCACCCCACCATCCGTGCCCGTGACGCCGCCTTGAACAGGTCCTCCTCGGAGCTGAGGGAGGCGCCCGGGGCGGCGTAGTAGTTGAGAACCTTCGTGACCGGCCCGTCGCCTGCGGTCCTGTCGGCGAGGGCAGCAGTCAGCTCCGTGCTTGCGCGCCGGGCGTGTGCCGGCGGCACGGCCGGGACGGTGATGGCGGTCTTGCCGACGTCCTCGGTGAGTCCGGCGAGGGACTTGCGCACGGCGGCGTAGCGCGACTCCAGGCCGCTGATGAACCCGTCGATGACCAGCCGGCCGGCTCCGTAGAGCAGGACCCGGTCGCGCGGTGCGGGGCCCTTCCAGGAGGTGAGCTTGCTGGTCAGCTCGCCGAGCTTGTTCTTGACCGCGCCGAACATGCCCTTGATGCCGTTGATGAAGCCCTGGATGAGCTGCTTGCCCGCGTCAACG